GTCGGCGGGCTGGTGCAGGCAGTAGACCTAAGCGAACGTCTCACCCTATGGTTGAACGAAGAAGGCAAGGTCTTAGGACAGGCACACAATCCATACGGGCAGTTCTTCTGGGACAAATTGTACGGAGCGCACACCGACTACATCGTGGGCGACGTCGTCATCTCGGGCGGGACAGACGCAGACGGCAACACGCTGGGGCTTACCGAACAGCAGGTTGAATGGGTAATGTACTTTGTGAACCGAGTCCGCGAATTTGTAGAGCCAAGCATAAAAGTCCTGTCGTAAGGCAGGCAGGGTGAATGGCATACCTCGCGGTTCAAGTCCGCGACACCCACGATGTAAAGATAAAAAACAATACTTGACATCACATAGTATTTGTACTACGGTAAAACATAACAACAACAAACAAGGGAGAACGAAGTGGGATTAGACCAATATCTATACGCAAATAAAAATATCGGGAGCGCCGAGTGGCGAGGCGATGAGGAGCGAGAACAGTTCGCACAAATCGTCAGCACCATGAACGCGCACGACATGGTTGAGGGAGAGGACATACCAAGCATGAACCTCGCGGTCAAAGTTGGTTGCTGGAGAAAGGCTAACCAAATTCATGGCTGGTTCGTACGCAACGTGCAAGACGGCGAAGATGAATGCCGAGAGTATGACGTGACCCGAGGCAAGTTGCAGGAACTCTTGACGCTGTGTCAGACAGTCAAGCAAGACCCAAGCAAGGCAGAGAAACTACTCTCACCAACAGCGGGGTTCTTCTTTGGGTCGGACGAGATTGACGAATGGTACTGGCATGACATTGACTACACGATTGAGTTGCTATCTCGCGTACTTAAGACAGTAAACGAAGACTGGCACTTGACTTATCAGGCGAGTTGGTGATTGCCATGACCAACAAAGAATTACTACGGCGCGCATACGAACACAGCGACATCGTAACCATCATCACGGACTGGACTGTGTACGAGGACTGCTGTATCACAGCGATAGACGATGAGACAGTGGAGTTCACCGCCGTGCACCCAATGAAAGGTCACGAGTATGACTTCGCATTTCAGCATTCAAGTATTAGGACAGTAGAAAACATAACCAACAACGAAGGAGAACAGCAATGAAAAAAATACAAGAGCAATGGTACAACTTCAAGATGACCGACTGGTCTACCATGAGCACGGCACAGCAACGTCTATCCATAATCAAGTGGCGACTACTGGGTAAAACATTCAGCGAGAAGTGTCACTACTGCGACAAGCCACTGGGGGTAGAGGACTTCCACGATGAACACAACTTATTCCCAATCGGAAACAACGAGGACAACACGGACAGGACTTACGACTGGGATAAAAGTCTGTGCGATGTTTGTTATGACGAACACTGCACCGACTACGACATACAACCACTAAGTACCAACGCTTATATAACCGAAGAACACATCGCACGATACAACAAAGAGAACAGCAATGACTAAGGAAACTATCCGAGCAGAAATAATCCGAGGGTTTGAGGACTTACGTTTCTTACTAAGTGAGGGCGTAAGACAGGGAGAACTACGCCCAATGCAAACGTTCGGAATGTTAGAGCAACTCAACCAAGCCCAGTTCCTAATTGAGCAGGGCATGAAAGACAAGGAGACAGCGCAATGAGCATCATTGAGCAAACAATTAGAAGGGAACTAGCCGAGGCAGGTTTTCCCGAACCTAAAAATAAAAAAGAATTGAACAGGTTATATCAACAAATGCTTATGGTTCGCTATGAGAATTCCAAGAAGGAGACAGCGCAATGAAAGTCTACGACCTAACCCAAAAGATAGAACGACAGCACTACTACATCGTGACTTACGACAGCAGTACCAAGACGTGGTATCACGACATTGAAAGCGAGGAAGGTTTCTTCCCATACGGAACTATCTACAACGAAAGTTATGACCATTGGGAAAGCGACTACAGGGGTGACGGCGAGTACATCGCAGGCACGGACGAACTTGCCAAACAATTCACTGACGCAATGCAGGTACTCAACAGCGCACGCATGACAGAGGAACAGCAGAGTTGGATTGAAGCGAAAGCAAACCTACTGCATGACCCAATCAACTGGCTGACGTACACATTGGGACAGCATCTCACGCAACGTCAGATAGATGAAGTGATTGCTGAACTGACAGACGCGGTATCGGAATGAGAACCACACGCGAAATGCTAGAAGACTGGGTAAACCATCACATCACCAACGAACCAACAGCACGCGAGGTAGTAGAGATACTGCGACAGCGTTGGGGTTGGACGGTACTTATCAATGACTGGCTACAGTACGAGGAGCAGGCTAATGAGAATGCGTAAATGGATACTCAACCGTCCGAGTGTGGACATCGCACTCACCTTGTATCGCAGGGTCAAGCCTTACGACAGGAAGAACCACCCAACAACACAGCCCTTGCCAACCTATACGTGGGTGGTCAAGCGTTGCGGTAAGCACCCGTCTATAGATAAATACTGGACAGGCAGGGACGTTGCCACCGCCAAAACAACAGACAACTGTTGGTCATTAGACAAGGCACGAGCAAGGCGCTTTCAGTCCGAGCAAACAGCAAAGCATTGCGCCATGAACAGTGACGCATGTGACGGGTGGAAGTTGTACTACACCCAAGTCTGATAGTATTACAGTCCGAGTAGCCTTGCTCCCACGGTTTCCCCTTCCTGTGGTAGAGCAGGGCTACTTTTTATTTATCCGCAAGCGCATCGCGCTGACGTGGAGTCTTGCCACCGAACACACCGAACCTACGAATGTCAGTTGTCTCCGCCTGCATAGCAAGAGCCAAGCACTCACGGCGCACCGAGCACAGCCCGCACACCTTCACCGCCTCATCAAACACACCGCGATGGTTCAACCCAACAGGTATATCAGGGAAAAATATCTCGCTGTCCATACCTTTGCATCGCGCACGGTCATACCAACCCAACTCCAACTCTCTCACTTGCGCCCCTTAGTTTTCTTTGTAGTACCAACGAATAGTTTTCTTGCCTTATGACAGAGACATTCACAGCCCTCTATCTCAAAGTCTGTCCACATGGCAACCGCTTTACTGACAGTCCCGCAATGGTCACAGATACCCATATGCCCGCACGGGTGGACACAGTTACCATTCGGGAAGTCATCAGTCGTCATCATCTTCTTCAGGTTTACCACACACGAGGGGTGTTCTCCCAATCGGGAAGTCACACGGACATGGTTTACGCTCGCCCTTTTGAACCATCACCGACCATTCCTTTCTTGTCATACACCATAGACAAGCAACCGATGTAGCCAGCCGTATCTACGACAGTGTCATGCGCCCATCTACCTTCGCTCATTGCTGTCCTAAGACGTGAGAGTTTGACTGACACCATGAACAAGATGGCTTGCTCTACTGTGAGGGACACCCCGCAGAGCGCCTCAAAGATGTCGCGGGTTTGTGTGTAATCCTCTAACGGGTGGGCGTAAGCGTTGTGTCTGTCGCCTGTGATGAGGTTGTGTGCTTCAAGTAGGACGTCAGCGCCCTTGCTCGTATGACTCATGGTATGGGTTTCTCCAGATAACTGCGGAACAGTTGGCTTCAACTGCTTCTCTTTGTTCATTGCTTTCATAGCAACGCATCACATAAACGCAAGGGTCAGAGCCGTCCATGTATTCTGCGTCTTCGGTGATGGTCATAGGTACACCGTCATGTGTGGCACAGACGGGTGGTGTGGTGAATCCTGCCCTAAGACCAATCTCTAACCATTGGTCAAAGGACAGTTTCATTATGTCCACTAGAAAGATTCTTCTTCAAGGAACGATGGCGCTCCAAACTTCTGTGTCACTTGCTTCATCGTTTGTTCGGTCTTGTCTGCGAACACGTTGTTGAAACGCATGGTCAATCCGATTTCGTCAGCCAAAATCTTGGTAGTCCAAACCTTCACGCCTTCTTTGTTTTCATATGACGAGATGTCTAGTTTGCCTGTGACGATTACGCGACTGCCCTTTTCGATAGATGATGCAGCGTGCTCTGCCATCTGCCCGAAGACAGTGACGTTATGCCACACCGTAACCTTCTTCTCATCTTTGCCTGATGTGGTAGCAACAGAGAACGTGCCTTGTGCTAGCCCTGACTGACCGTACTTCAACTCAATTGGTTTGCCAGCGTTGCCGACAATGGTGATGGTATTCATTTGTCTTCCTCTTTCATGGGATGGATATTGTTTGTTGTGCTATTCCTATCACGCCCAAGACAAACATGGGTTGGTGGTTCGGAAACTTTTACATGGGTAATGAGGCGTGTACTGCACGCATCGCATACCCAACTTGTTGTGTGTCTGCCCTTC